TGGGGTGAAGTCCTTTATGAAAAGGATATGCCAAAGGAAGATTTTTTCAGAATGTATCCTGAAGCTAAACTTTCTAAGAACCGAAAGAAATTAGAATACTGCACAGTTTCTGATGAAGCTAAAGATGAAAATTCCGAGAAGACTCACACTAGCGTTACTATTACCTACTACGAAAATTATCTAGCAAATCGTTATATTGTATCTTGCGGAAAGATGAATATTTATGATGGTGAACTTCCTAACGATGGTTCACACGGCTCAGTTGTAACTGTTCGTTGTTTCGTAAAAGATTTGAATGACCCACACGGTGTTGGTCTTTATGAAATGATGAGAGGTAACACAGCTATTTTTACATATATAAATTCCCTAAACGCACAGCAAGTTGAAGCAGAAATATTCCCATTACTTTTCGGAGCTCAAGTCCAGAATGGAACTGCTACATATAAGAGAGGTCCCAACATTGTTAATCCTAAGCATCCTGGTTCTGATATTGATGTTGTAAAAACTTCTGGAAATGTTCAGCAAGGTATTATGTATGCTGACAAACAGAAACTTGCGATTGAAGAGAACACTGGTGTTAACAACATTGTCGCTGGAACTCAATCAGAGAACACACTTGGTTCTACTGTTATTCTAAAAGAAGCTGCATACAATAGACTAACTCCTCCAAAGAATTCAATGGTGGCTGGTCTTGAACTTGATGCTCATATTGCAAACACTTGGATGACTCAAATTTATTCAGTTGATAAAATCTTTATGATTGACTCTGAAGACCAACTAGCTGAATTTGCAAAACAGAATCCAGATTACTTTGTAGAGTCACAACCAGTTGTAAACGAATTAGGTGAAGTTACTGGTATTGCTGTCGCTGCTTCTAAAAATCTAAGACTTGATTTTGACTTCACACCTGAAGGAGAAGTTATGGAGAATGTTCCAACTCGTCAGATTTCTGCAAAAGGATTATTTGATGAGATGAAAAATACTGGTCACATTTCTGACTACATTGAATTTATTATTGACCCAGACTCAATGCTTCTACCATCACTTGAGATTCAGAAGCAAACCTTTATGGCTCTATTCCCAGTTATCACTAATCAGATTACTCTAATCTACTCAATGAGAAATCAAGACCCAGAAGCCGCTGCTTCACAGTTGATGGCACTGGAGAAACTTCTTGATATTCAGGGTGGTGATATTTACGATTATATTTCTAAAGCTGATTATGATGCGATTATAAATAAACAACCTTCTCAAGTTCAGAAACAAATGCAACAGCAACAGATGGAAATGGAAGCTCGAAACACTGCTATGCAAAATATGGCTGGAGGTGAAGGTGCCGGAGGAGAAGCTATGTCTATGGGTCAACAGATGGCAGGAGATGGAGCTGACCCAATGCAACCACAGAATCCAAATGAAGTTCCACGACCACAAGCTCCAATGGGCAGTGCAGTGGATGCAAGTATAGGAAGGGCTTCTCAACAAGGTTAATTTATGAATAATACAAAAATTAAAAAAAGAATAGGTCATTCTTTAGAAACTAAAGAAAAAATTAAAAAAACTCTTAAAGAAAAAGGGATTAAACCTATAACAGCAGGTTGGAATAAAGGAATACCAACCCCAGAAAAAACATTACAAAAATTAAGAGGAAAGTCACCTTGGAATAAGGGTAAGAAAGGTGTCCAGAAAGCTTGGAATAAAGGTAAAAAAAATCCATACTCTACTGGTCCATTGAACAATTGTTGGAAAGGCGGAATTACACCTCTTAACGAAAAAATAAGAAAATCCATTGAATACAAATTGTGGCGTGAATCAGTTTTTAAGAGAGACGATTATACTTGTATCTGGTGTTTGAAAAAAGGTGGTATACTAAATGCTGACCATATAAAAACATTTGCTTTTTATCCAGAACTTCGTTTTGCAATAGATAACGGTCGAACTCTCTGTGAGGAATGTCATAGAAAAACGGACACTTATGGTTTTAGAGCCGCAGCTCAAGGATAAAATATATGTTTGAACAAATATCAGATTTCTTTAATAAACAACCAATGTCTCAAAGTATGAGGACTACTACCCCATCCTCTATTTCTAGTCTATATACACCACCACCTACTCCAATTGTAAAAAAAGTAGACCCAGCAAAAATTCCAGAAGCTATCCGATACTTAGAATCAAATAAAGGTTTGGACCCAAATACTCCAAAAAATATTCAGAGAAGTTATACAATCCCTGCGATGAATCAAAATGAAAAAGCTAGAGTTGTAAAATACAATACCGGCTTTGGTGGAGAATATGGATTAACACCAGTCGCTTTAGCTGAATTAGCAAAATCAACTGTTGATAGAAATGCTCCTCCAGAGAAGTTTACAAAATACGGCAGACCATTGATTCCAGGAAAAACTCCAGAAGAAATACAGAAATTGTTGTTAACACCAGAAGGTGCAGGGCAACTGGCTAATGAATACTTTATGATGAAGAGAGAAAAGAAAGATAGTTTCACTCCTGAAGATTTAGCTAATGATTATGTAGATTATTACGTTGGAAAAGGAATGATAAATGATACTCCAAAAAATCGTAAGAGAGCTTTGGATTATTTTAATAGCTTAATTTAATAAAATGGACAACCAAACCGCAAACCAAAAAAAAATAGCCTTAGCTCAAAGTGAGCACGCACCAGTTATAATTGAACTGATGAAAGATTGTATGGGGCAACCAGAGTTGATTGATAGAAAAAGTGAGTGGGCAACAATTGTAAACACCATTACCTTAGACGCACAAAGCACAATGATAAGGAAAATGGTCGATTATCTTGAAGAGATTAGAAAAGGAATTTTACACGAACAAAAATAAAATGAAACCGCAGACATTAAAACAAAAGAATTACACGGTAGAAATCGGATATTCTGATGAAGCTAAAGAGAAGAAGTTGATGAAATTTATTACCAAGTCTGGTGATGAGTTTGAAATTAGTGCTGATGAAATGTCCTCAATGCTGATTGGAGGAGTTAACTCTGATACCTTAGAAGCCACATTCGTTGAATCTGACAGAATAAATGTTGTCGAGGTCGGTCGGCAAATTCAGTGTGTATTAGAGGAAGATATGAAGAAAGGTCAGAAGATAAATATAAATTATACGCATCCATACCCGATTGAGTTCGCTCTGATTGAGGAAGCATATAAGATAGCCAAGATAGATGAGAGTGTCCCAAAGATAGAGTTAACCAGAGAATATATAGACAAAGTTAAAGCTCAATTAAAACCAGAGCAGACTGAATATATAAATAAGTTTTATAAATCATTTAAGAACGTAAATATTAAGTAACCATCGTCACCACCCACGATACGGGTCGGATAAAATATGGAAGAAACAAAAATAGTAGAACCAAAGGTAGCAGAAAAAAAAGAGAAAGTAGTAGTAAAGAAAACAATTTTGAAAAATACATCCGGTAAAGAAGTCCCAGAAGCTGATTATTTCTTTGGAGGTAAGGCACCAACAAGCTTTGAGAAGTATTGTGGTAAGCCAGTAGACCGAGAAGATTTAATCGCTGTTTTTAATAAGATATTCAAACCAGAGGATAATTTTCTATTTTATAAAGAAGTAGATAAAGAAGTCTATCTGATTATTACACCGTTGAAGTATTCAACTACTGTCGGTGTAGAACAGAACTCAGTTGAAGGAGATTTCCAGAAGCACGCTATCTCTTTCATCAATGATGGGTCAGTAAACTTAGATACTTTGAAGTTAAAACTAAGCAGGATTCCAAAATTCTGTAAGTTCGGAGATAGATAGTTTGCAAGTTTATTTTATTCATTATATAATTAAAGTAACCATCGTCACCACCCACGATACGGGTCGGAAATTATATGGACAAAACAGAAGAAAAGGTAGAGATAAAAGAGGAAGTTAATGATGAGGCGGAACTTGATAAAAGTTTAGCTGAATCACTAGATTCGCTTAAAGCTGGAAAAGCACTTCCTCCAAAAGAGGAGGTCAAGCCAAAGGCGGAGGACCCCAGCACCCCTCCAGTGGAAGGTCAGAAGAAAGAGGAAGGATACGAGTTTCGCATCCCAAATAAGGGTAAGTTTGAGTCAGATGAATCTTTTGAAAAAAGGATACAACTACTCGATTTAGTGAAACAACGTAAACTTGCTAAGACTGAAGACTCTAAACTAAAAATTTCAGAAGAAATTAAGAAAACTGCTAGTCAGTTAAAAAATCTTAATGGAACTGATAAAATTACTAACCCACTCAATCAAAATAGTGGAGTAGAGACCGAAAAGAAGGTAGAGGTAGAAGATGAAGCTTTGAAAGCTGATAAGGAACGACTTAAACAACTAGGAGGGGCAACTAAGGAGGATATCGAACAGATAATCCAAAAAGAACGCCAAGCCGGGGAGGTTAAGAGCACTTTAGAGAAATTCGTTGATAGACACGCTGAACTTAAAGATATAGACACAAGAGAAGTTTTCTTTGATTTCGTTGATTCAAACTACAATTGGCAAAACAAGAGTGGAAAAGAATTGATGACAGTCCTAGAACTAGCTCGTGAAAGTATGTTTAAGCCATCGGAAACTATTCAGGAAAGAGTATTAAAAGGTGCAGATGTTCAAAACAAAGTTAATGCTATGCAGTTTCCAGGTGGAACCGTCGCAAAGCAGGAATACTCACCAGAGATGAGCAATTCTATTAAAGAATTAGTCGCCACTGGTATGTCAGAGGAAAAAGCCATTGAACTCCTATCGGATTAAAGTCGCTACTATAATCCAAAAAAATCATTTATGGCAACAGTAAAACAGGCAACCATAAAGAATACACGACAATTGCGTGAGGCTAATAAAGCTTCCGGAACTGTAACAACTCTAGGAGAAATCTTAGTTTTGACAGCCGGTGAAGCTGTAGCTGCTGCATCTGGTGCAACTCGAGATACTATCTTGGGTGTATGTAATCAGACAATTGCAGCCGCTGACGCTTTAACTCGTGTTTCTTATATCGTGCCAGCAAGTGAAGATACTTTTATCTTCTCAACTACCAACAATACTAACGCTGCCCACAACGGACAGGCTATGATTATTGGTGCAAACTCAACTACTATTAACAATACTGGAACTACCAGTGCTGTTGGTGTTGTTGTTCAGGTCGAACCTTATGGAGCAACTGGTGATAAACTTATCATCGGTAAATTCATAACTCTATAATCATTTTATCAACTAATCTAATAAAACAATTTTATGGTAGGAACAATAAATGATTATGCAGTCATCGTGAACAATACGTTAAAACATATTGCTCCGAAGGTCTCACCTACGGTCAAGGCTGAATATCTTGACTTTATGTATAAGGTAGATAACAACGAAAGAATTTACACTGACGTTGGTGTTACCGGACTTGGTATGGCTGAAATAATCCCAGACGGTGGTATCGGAGCTTCTGATGCCCCAATTCAAGGTTATTCAAAGAATTACGTTCAAATGCACTTTACTAAGAAAGTTCGTCTAACTTTCCAGACAAACTTCTTCTTATTTGAGTCAGCAGCAGCTAAGATTAAGAGCTCTGTTAAATCAAAAGTCATTGAAGGTAAAAATGCAATTGAGCACGCTAAGAACTATCTTGCTCAATCACTTTTGGCACAAGGAACCGCCACTTCTTTCACTTGGGTTCCAATCAACGCTGTAGGAACACCTACTCCAATCTCAACCATTGGTGCAGATGCCGTGCAGTATTGGTCAGCTTCTCACCCTCGTGAAGATGGTGGTGCTGCTTGGTCAAACGTCATTGTGGATGGTGCAACAACCAACCCACAGTTCACTTACTCAGCTTTATTGGCTGCTCGAAGACAGCAATCAGTAAAGAAGGATGGTCGTGGAAATCCATTGATTTCAGACCTAGATACTTTAATCTGCCGAAGAGGTTCAACCACTGCTCAATACGCTAAGACAATCAAGGCGACAATTGACAAAGGTCTAGCTCCTCAGCAAACTAACGTGTTTAACAACGCTCCAGCTACAGATACTTTCAAAGTTGTAGAGGTTTCTCCTTACGAGAACCTAGCTATGAATGGTCTTATGTGGGGTATGTTCGATTCTAAGATGATGACTAAAGACTTTGGATTCTTGTATATCGAAGCTCTTCCAACTCGTGCAGAACCAGCAGTCATTGACTTGCTAGGTAACCAGGATTTGGTTTTGAACTTCAACTCACTCGCAGTTATGGGTCTATCCGACCCTCGTGGTTGGATGTGGAGCAACGGAAGTTCATCCTAGCTGGCACTGGTAACTAGTTTATGCTATACTTTATAGTATGAATGAATTACAACAAAAAAAGTGTTTAACTTGCGGGAAGTTCTTTGAAAAGAAAATAAATTGTAGTAAAAAGAATTGGGTGAAATCTAAGTTCTGCTCTACGGCTTGTATGCGTTTCCTTCCAGGAAACAGCTACATACCGCCGAAGGGGACTAGATTATCCCCAAAATCTGAATTTAAGAAAGGTTTTATTCCCTGGAATAAAGGTAAAAAATGTCCACATTGCACTGGACCGAATAATAATAATTGGAAAGGAGGAATATCTCCAGAACACTTAAAAGTTAGATGGTCTAATGAGATGAAAAATTTTAGAAATGAAATTTTTAAGAGAGATAATTATACTTGTAAATTCTGTGGAAGACATCGAACTATTGGAGACAGAGTTATTCTTAATGTTCATCATTTGAAGTCATTCTCGGTCAATAAAGAACTTAGATTTGATAAAAATAATGCAATTACTCTATGTCTTGAGTGTCACATAAAAACTGATACTTATGGCGTTAATACTACAACTTAATTTTCTAATCTACCCACCCTGCCCCCGATTTTTCGGGGTCAGGATTGGGTAGGGTAACTACTCTATTTATCAATTTTAATAATAAAAAAAATATATGTTACTTGATGCACACACAAAAAAAATTCCTTTAGCTCTCGCTGTTCCAATCGGAACAACAACAGTAGTCGCTGCAAATGCAGACGCTTACATTTATGTTCACGAAATCATCGGGGACTTAGCTGGAGCTGGTAATCTAACGATTATGGCTGGAGCTAGAACTCTCGCAACTTTCGTTCTTGATGCCGGTCAAGGTATCACCGAACAAGATGAACCTGGTATGGATGGTGTTCCACGATTTGAATGTAAACCAGGGGAAGCTCTTATCTTTGTAGTCACAGGAGGAACTTTCAATGGAGCTTTAGATTATAGTCTTAGATATTAAATTATGAAAAAAGGTCAGAAAATGACAAAAGAACAGGTTAGAAAGTTAAGTTTAATTAACCCTAAACCTTGGTTAGGTAAGAAATTTTCTGATGAGCATAGGAGAAAAATAAGTGAAGCCAGGAAAGGGTTTAAAATGTCAGACGAACAGAGAAAGAAATTAAGTGAAATAAAAAAAGGATGTAATCATCCAAACTGGAAAGGGGGAGTTAAATTAGAAAATCAAAAGTTTCGTGTTACTAGAGAATATAGAGAATTCCTTAGTAAAATTTTATTGAGAGACGGGGATATATGTAAAATTGATAATAAAGATTGTGGAGGTCCATTAGAAATTCATCATATATTAAATAGTATGGATTATCCAGAATTAAGATATGAAGTAAATAATGGAATCACTTTATGTCGGAATCATCATCCCAGAGGTCGTTTAAGGGAAAAGCAATTGATTCCAACTTTTAAAAAATTATTATTAAAACAAAAAATTTATGTATAACGAAGAAATTACCCAGGAACAAAAAGCTTATCTTGCCACATTCGCCGGGAAGAGAGATGCGGCTCTTCTGGAAATTTCTAATCTCCAGATAGCAAAAGAGAAACTTGAAAGAGAGGTTAAAGAAAAAGTTGAGGCTTCTTCTGATGCCGTAGCAAGGATGAATCAAATTATTGGTAGAATTGATGAATTAAAAAAGAAAGAAGTAGAGTTACCCCTTCTTATCTCAAAAGAAATCGCTCACTTAGAGTCAAAGAAAACTTGTTTAGAAACTGAAATAATGAATCTATCAAAATTGGTAGAAGTTTTATCTACACAAAAAGCATCTTTAGAAAAAGATGTTTCTTCTGCGTTAAATACCTTTACTGTAATTAAAGATGAAGCAATTTCCCTTGATGCTGTTGTAGACCACGTTGTTAGAGTAAGTAAAAATAATATCACTATTGTTGAAGATTTAGTAGCAAACCTAGCAAAAAGCCTATCAGAAATTATTGAAGTAAATAAAAAGAATGTTTCTGAGACAAATTTGGTAATTGATAAATTACCACGAATGATAGTCGAACTTCAGAAGCACGGTTTAATTAAGAAAATATAATATATGGCATATTTAGCAAACAGATTGGGAGACCCTTATAACTTAGGCTGGTTCGCAACCCCAGCTGCTCTTGCTGCCGCTTACCCCATTGGAGCTGATGGATACTTTGCGATGGTTGGTTCCACCGACACATTCTGGGTTTGGGATTCAAATACAAACGCTTGGGTAGATTCTATGACAGCTGGTCCTCAAGGTCCAACTGGTTATACTGGTCCTAACGGTCCGACTGGAGCAACTGGCTACACTGGTTATACAGGAGTGATGGGAGAAACAGGTGCCACTGGTCCTATTGGTGCTGCAGGAGCAACTGGTTATACCGGTCCAACCGGTCCTGGAAACTTTACTGGTTATACAGGTCCGGATGGTGCAACAGGTGCCACTGGTCCTATCGGAGAAACTGGTCCAACAGGTCCACAAGGTGCCACTGGTTATACTGGTTATACTGGTCCAGACGGTTCTGCTTCTGCAACAGGTGCCACTGGTCCAACTGGAGCCACTGGTCCAACTGGAGTTGATGGTTCTGCTTCTGCTACTGGTTCGACAGGTCCAACAGGTCCTATCGGTCCAACTGGTTATACTGGTTATACTGGTCCTATTGGTGCAACTGGTTACACAGGTCCTATCGGAGAAACTGGATATACTGGTCCTATTGGTGCAACTGGTTACACAGGTCCTATCGGAGAAACTGGATATACTGGTCCTATCGGTCCAACTGGATACACTGGAGCTGATTCAACTGTAACAGGTCCAACAGGTCCAGCTGGAGTAGCCGGTGCAACTGGTCCAATCGGTCCAACTGGAGCTACAGGCTACACTGGTCGAATCGGTCCAACTGGAGCTACAGGCTACACTGGTCCAATCGGTCCTACTGGTTACACTGGTCCAATCGGTCCTACTGGTTAC